CTGACGTCTGAACGTGTCATCGGCGTAATGCTCGACCGCGCCATGTCCGGGAAGTGGAACGGGGCGCGTATGCCGTTCGGGTGGAAATGGAACCCCGAAACGGAATTCCCGGAACATGATCCCGTCGAACTCGAAAAGGCGCTGACTCTCTATCGCGTGTATGATGAAACACATTCGACGGCAAAAGTCCGCGATTATTGTTATGACAATGATATCCAGACGAAGCGCGGCGGTAAATGGACGACGACAACGATCCTGAATTTCCTGAAAAATCCCATGAATAAAGGCGATTACAGATATAACTATCGCGGATCCGCGCGTGGAACAAAAAAGCCGGAAAACGAAGTTGTCTATCTGCCCGGCGTGTTTCCCCCGCTTGTGGATCCTGATCTTTGGGATCGTGTGAACGCTATCATAAAAGACAACGCCGAAAAACACGACATTCATAAAAACCCGCATATAAAGAAACACGTCCATATATTTACTGGTGGAATATTGAAATGCGCCTACTGCGGCGCGTCTTTTCAGGTTAGCCGCCTTGACAAAAAGCGTCTGAACGGTTTTCAGCCGTCATTATATGTTTGTACGTCCCGGCGTACATATCGCGCCTGTGACGCGTCCGGGGCGTCTGACGTCGTGATCGGGGCGTTCTTTTTCAATTATGTTCGGAATCTGGTTCAGGCAACAAAAAGCCGCGCCAAAATAGGAACGCCCGCCGATCTGGAACAGATATTGTTATCCGGGGACGAATTTTCGCGGATCCGGTACATTGATCCGTCCGATCTGGATATTATTTATCAGGCGATCCGGGGAACGATTGCGCCCGGCTCCGGCGTGACATATATTCCCGCGCCGCCTGATTCCGATAAAAAGGACGCCCCGGAACTGTCAGGACTTCGGACGGAAGCCGCCAGACTGTCCCGCGCCCTCGAACGTCTGAAAAAGGCGTATCTATTCGATGATGACGCCATGTCCGAAGCGGAATATCTTTCCACCCGTTCCGAACTTACGGAACAACTGACACGGATCAATAACAAGATCGCCGACGCCCTGACCGATGAATCGTATTCGGCGGCGGCGGAACTGTCGTTTGTGAACTCCGCTTCGTCGTTCCTTTTGTCCTACCGTCTGCAAGGCGCGGATCATATCGTCTATTCAGACTTTGCCGCGTCCGTTGACGCCCTCGTCCTGAAGAATTTCGTCAATATGATTGTGGATCATATCACGGTAAAGGACGGGGATCCCGTCGAAATTGTATTCAAAAACGGACTTCGGAACCGCTTTGTCTATCAGGACGACGCCACCGTGTAAAATGCCCCGTCTGCGCTCCCCTGCGCCCCGTCCTGCCCGTTTTAACTCTCTGCCCTTATATTTCTACCCTAAACAGAAAAAGCCGCATTTTAGCGGCTTTTTCAATCTCGCGTTCGGTATTCATTTGACAGCCCATGCACACCGAACACGCATATAACGGGCGTCCTAATTCCTCCGACTTCTTTTTTACGATTTCCCGGCATTTCTTTATAAAATAATATTGCCGCTGCGGTTCTCTTTCCGGCGGCGGAAGCGTCAGATCCTGCGCGTCTATCAACATTTTTATGTCATCATTGTAACCCATGTTTGAACCCTCTTTCTTAAAATATATTCCCGCCCATTATATCACACCGAAGAACGAAAAGCGACTGTTTTTTTACAGTCGCCCTTCGTCCGTGATATTTTTCTTCGACCAAAAGAAAGTAAATTGATAGTTACGCGCCCGCGCCTTTTGCGGACTGGATCCCCCTTTCTTCTCAGGATGTTTTTTTCAGAAATTCGCCGCTTGAAAATCCCGTGTACTGTGTGCCGTCCATTGTGAATTGAATGTAAAGCCATTTCACGCCGCCGTACACACTGTAATATCCGTAACACTGAACCTTTGTCCCTTTCGGAATCAGGCACAATGCCTTTTTATTTTTCCCGGCGTCATTCCTGCAGTACAAATCCGCTGTCGTGATGTATGTTCCGGCGATCGCCTTGTCCGCGTGTGACGCGTAGCAACTGGATATTGCTTTCCGGGCGATCGGCTGCGTCTGGTCGACAGAATTATCATTGTCGGCTTTCGCCGCTCCGCCGTTCACAATGCGGTTGATCTCCGCCTGAACGACGTCATAATCATACCCCGCCGCTTCCATGTTCCGCTTCCGCTCCGCTCCGTTTCCCCACTGTCCGGCGATCGCTTCGTGCGCGATTTCCGAAACGCTTTTCCCGCCTGTCCTTTCAGGCTCCGCGACCGCGCCGTCGTCATACTTCGGCGTGATAAACCCGCGTATATAGCGACCGTTCAGGGAAATTGTACGCTTTTTAACGGCGTTCCCGTAATTCCCTTCGGTAACGACCATATAACCGGAGTCCCGGTTTACATATGTAACAGTCCCGACGTGATCCGGGTTCCCGGTATTATCTCCGTTTCCGCTGTCCTGCCAGTCATAAAGAATAGCGTCGCCCGGCTCCGGGATATAGTCGTCGTTTTCCTGCCATACGCCCATTTTTTTAGCCGCTTCGATCAGATAATAACAACTGATTTCGATCGGCATGATTGCAAGGTAATTCAATTTGACCGCCAACGCCGACCAAGTACACGCACACCACGCCCACCCGTACATCATTTTAGTTTTTCGCGGAAGTTTGTCTGTCGGAAGCGTGTTGTATATGTCTATGATCGACTTGTGGGATCCGTCCGATTCCTTTTTCCCTACCCAACTATTAACCAGATTAACGACGCTTTGTCTGCTATACATTGTTCCGTTTCCCTCCTGATTCTTTTTCAGGCGTTTGTCCCATTCTGTCAGGCTATGCGCCCGTACAACATCCATATTATTTTCTACGTACTCGGACGAAGTGGCATAAGACGCCGCTTTCAGTTCTTTCAGGTATTCTTCCGGCGTGTCCTGCTGCCTTGCCGCCTTATAACGCGGATATTCCAGAAAATCATAATATCCCCTGACGCCTGATTCTATATCATCATACGCCCGGAAATTGTCGTCTATCTGCGTCAGGATTCCGGGCGTATATTCTTCATTTGTTCGCATATTTGCAAACGCTCCCGTCCATGATTTCCCGCATTTCAAGCCGAAATAATTATGATACTGCCACGCAAGGCGGGACAATCCATAACCCGATTCCAGACACGCCTGCGCGATTGCGGCGGAAACATTTTTATATCCGCGTTCCGCCGCATATTTTACAATCAGCGGCGCGATCTTTTCGATGAACGCCGCCTGTTGTTCCCGTGTTGCCGCCATGCGTTACGCTTCCTTTCCGTCGTTCTCTGTGATCTCGACCGTCGTTTCTACGTTCGCGGAATCCGTCAGTCCTTCGCCGATGATGTATGCCACGACAGACGCGCCCGCCATGATAAGCGCCGTTACCTGTGTAGCCGTGTTTTCCGTCCCTCCCGTCGCTAAAATCATCATAGACACGAACGATCCTACCGCCGTCCATAATTTCCTGCTTGTCAGTTTCCTTTTCCAGTTGATTTCCTTCATTTTCCTTTCCTCCTGTTATTTAATGAAAAAATCCTGCTGCAATCGCCGTTCCGATCGCCCCGGCTACCGCGCCCAAAATGCCGCCGACCAGTGCTTCCCACCGCTTCCCCGGCTTTGATTCAATGTTTTCCAGACGTTCGCCCTGTTTGGATATTTCTTCCGTCATTTGCTGAATTGAAAGAGCGATCTTTTCAATCTGTAAAGCCAGTTTGTTAAATTCGTTTACCGATTCTTCGACGTTCGCGATCCGCTTATTCTGACGGGCGTTTTCGTCCTTGATTCGCTCATTCTCTATATCCATACGGCGGGCGAATTCCTCATGTTCCCGGCGTGTGATATAATCCTGATCCATGTGTCCGACCTCCTTTCTTTTCGCGGATTTCCTTTTATACGGACACAATACAAAACAAAACCCCGACGAAGTGACTAAGTTAGCCACCCCGCCGGGGATATTCAGGAAAAGATCCGGAAGCCGGATCCGCTTCCGGCAATTTTACGCGGCGTCCTCCGCCGTCTGTTCGTCCAGGACGTCCGCCACGATTTCCTGCAGATTAAACATCTTCGGAACCTGATCGCGCGTATATGTCCCATTTTTAACCAGATTAACCCACACTTTAACAATTCCGCTTTCTTTACTGAATGTCATTCTTTGCGCCCCCCTCTCTACGCCATAAGACCGGAAACGATGATTGTCAGTTCCGCGACGGACTGTTCCGCCGCCTGAAGCTGTGATCTCAAATTCCGGTTTTCAATTTCCTGCGGCGTCATTTCCCGGAACGCGAACCGGGTTCCCTCGTCCCACGGGTACGAACAGATCAACTTCATATCATGGTACACTGTCCCGTTGATCGTGACCTCTGACAGATTTTCGTCTGTGAATGTCCCGTCAGGAACCGGATCCCCGCTTTCGTATGTCGTCCCGTTCAGGACGCCGTTCAATTCTGTGCCGTCTTTCAGCCGGATCGATACGTTCGGGAAGGTTATATTGTTTGAATTCTCCCCGGAAATTTTTGTGTTTTTTGCCATTGCTGCCGCTCCTTTCTTTTCTGATTTCCTCCGAAAACAGTTCGTGAAAAAGTTTATCTACATTCCGCATAGTGCGGTATGAATCAAAATGTTTTATGTGTCCCTGCCATGAATTATAGGCTTGCTTGACGTCGGCGAATGTGATTTCCCCGGCGTCCAGTTTCCGACGCAACGCTTTTAATTTGCGCCGCTGTCGCGTTATCGTCCCGCGATCCGGACGCATTACGACGCGCCCGGATTCCGTCAGGTGCGTTTTCGCTTTTAGAAACTTGAATTCGTTCGATAATTTGACGATCCTTGTCTTTTTCTCGTTTAACTCAATTCCGATATCCGCATACATCCGCCGGATCCGTTTCAGACATTCAACCAGATATTCCCGGCTTTCGTGTATCAGATAAAAGTCATCCATATAACGCCCGTAACCTTTGATCTTTAACTGTTCCTTGATATAGTGGTCTATCCGGTTCGGATAAAATACGGCGGTCATTTGTGAAACCTGTGATCCTAATCCTAACGACTTGACGCCGAAGGCGTCGATAAAGTCCATTGTCAAATTCACGATATCAGGATCATAGCCGAATATCCTTGAATACTCCCGGAATACGACGTCGTGATCGACGGAATCAAAATAGGAATGTAGATCGCCCATAAGGATATAGCCGTCGTTTGAACCGTGTTCCCGGTAATATTTCCACAAGTGAACCTTTAGCCGCTTTAATGCGAAATGCGTTCCCCGGTCTTTCAGGGACGCCGCATTGTCATAAATCAGTTTCGGGCGCAATACCGGAACCAGAATCAGATCGTTTTCCGCCCTGTGGACGACGCGTTCGTTTATGTGTATCGAACGGATATCCCGCCGTTTCCCGCGTTCGCATACTGTGAACTGGACGAAGCCGTCCGACATTCTGTCCCGGCTTTCCAGTCTTTCCTTCGTGATCCGGATCCGCTCTATCCTATCCAGATAATAGGCTTGTGTCGAATATTTCCACATAACGCCCTGCATACATTTCTTTGCGGCGTCCATAAGGACATTCGGATCGCATAAATCTTTATACATCGGTAAATTTTTCATATTTCCTCATGAATACGCCCGCTTACAGTCCGACGAAGTGTAAATCTTTTAAGCACTCCCGGACGTCAGGCGATAAATTTCAGCGGTTCCCCGCTGCGGTTATGTGTTCCTATCGTTCTGTGTCAGGCGGATCTTTTTATCATGCCCGCCATGCTGGCGATATCGGGGCGACGCCGCCGTCGGCGGACGCGTTGTTGTTGTTGCTGTTGCCGTTGTTGTTGAAATTGCAAAAGTTCGTCGAATTCGCGGCTGACGGATCGGCAGTCCAGTACCACATCCGGGCGGCTGTGTAACGCATAACCGAAATATTTTATTGTTTCTGTGGTTTACGGCTTTTCCTTGCCTTTTCTTTTTCCAGACGCGACGCCTTTTTCTCTGGATGAATAAATTCGTCGTAATCCCTGACTGTTGACTTTTTCCACCTATACAGATAATTCTTTGTCAATTCCAGTTGTCCGGAATACTCCATATAACGCGACAAGTCTATATTGAAAAATTCTTCAATGAAAAGAACTTCCTGCCGGATCCGCGCAATGTCGCCGATCGCGTCATCCTCTAACAGAATCCGCTTCACGAATTCGTTTTGTGTCCGACACTGAACTTCATTCGCTGCCGCAATGTTGGAAACCAGATCCGAAGAGTAGCGAAACAAATTGTCCCTGACCTTTTCGATTATCCATTCGGGATATTCCGTCAGAAGCCGCGCCTTTTCTACCTCGTTTTGATAGGCGTCGATCTTTGCGATCAGGCTTTTCAGTTCCGTGTACTTTTCCCGGACTTGCCGCCCGACGATCGCGTCGTACTTTCCGCGCTTCAGTCCGAAATTCCTCATTATCATTTGTGTTATGATATGCCGTAACTTTACCGCTTCCGCGAACGCGTCCAGTTTTGACGCCGTTTGTTTCCATGTCGGGACTGCCATTTTCTGAACCTCTTTTCTACTGTTTTAGTGTTTTGTCCCCGGTAGTATGCGCCGCCGCTGTCGGGCGGCGCGATTGCCGGATTATCTGTCTATGACAGAACGATAAGCGGGGCGACGCCGCCGTCGGCGGACGCGTCGGTGAGGTTGCTGTAGCCGTAGTGGTTGAAAAGGCAAAAGTTCGTCGAATTCGCGGCTGACGGATCGGCAGTCCAGTACCACATCCGGGCGGCTTTCTTCTTATTGAATCCCGCGCCCTTTAATAAATGCGCGTTGCCGCCAACGAAAAGCGGTAACTGATTGAACGCGCCGCCGTCCCACATATCCGCGAAGCCGTGAAATCCGACCAGTTCAGGATTGCCCGGAAGGAAGATCCGGCGGGACGCCCACGCCCACGTACCTTTATTGTTTTCCAGACGCCGGATCTGTGTCATATATCCCTGCAGCTTTGTTGTGAACTTTTTCGCTTCTGTTTCCAGATTCGCGGGCATGAGCGACGCCGCATATCCCCCGGCGTTCGTGTTGGATGAATTGTATTTATAATATGTCTGTAAACAGTCGCGCGGGGAAACTACAATATGCGGCGCGGTCAATTCCGTATCGCCACAATGCAAATATGAATTCTTTCCCGTGACCTCAAAAAGAATTTTTTCGCCCGCCGTGTTCGTTTCGATGAAATAATCCCCGATCGCGAATTTGTCCCACGATCCCGCCTTAACAAGTGTCATCAGATCGTCGATATTCCATTCCGCGCCGAAATACCCGTATGAAGCCATTTGTTCGCGCTTCTGGATTGCGTAATCCGCCGCCAGAACCCCATGATCCGAAACCACTTTCAGGATCTTTTCGTTCATCGTGTAGGCAAGCAGGGCGGAAATAATTTCGTCGTGAAGCTGCTTTGTCGTTTCGTCCTCCGGGTTCTCCGGATCGAATTCCACCGCCGGGAATTCCTGAATCATGTTCGACTGCTTCGATTCCTCGATCTTTTTCAATGCGTCCTGCTGCCACTTGTTGATTTTTCCCGCGATAACCGGAATTGTATCATCCGGCGAAATTGTCGGGAATTCCTCTGTCTGTTCGACGATCTCCGGCGTGAGTATTGCCGCGCATATTTTTTCAAATAACGCCTGTTTCGTCCCGTCTGCCTGTTCCAGTGCGAAAACGTCGCTTTTGTTTATCTGCGCCGCCACTGTCAGATCAGAAAATTTTCTTTGTGCCATGTTTTTAACTCCTTCCTTTTTTCTTTTTATGCTAACAGTGACACGTTTCGGACGTTTTCAGCGTCCAGAACGCGATCAACTGATCGCCGTCCGTTGTTACCAGTTCGTCCCCGTCTGCTGTTACCAGATCCGCCGGGACTTCTCCTGAATATATGATGTTTTGAAGCGTTTCGATCTCATTCTGTAACGCCCCCGCCGGATCTGTCCCGAAAATGCCCTTGATCCCGTCGAACCAGTTCAGAAATTCATTCGTCCATTTCCCCGTATTATTCAGATACCAGTTATTGAACGCCTGTTCCTGATTCTGCCGCCACTGTGCAAAGGCGGACTGCTGCCCGCTGCTCCATTCCTCGAACCCTGATTCCTGTTCCGCGATCCAGTCCTCATATAATTCCTTCTGCTGTTCCGCGTATGTATTGAACGCCTGAACCATTAGATCGTACTGTTCCTGCGCCTGATCCTTGAATGACTGGATCGCGGCGATATAATCCTGATACTGATCCGAAATATTTTTCTTGTACGCCGTGAAATAGGCGTCAAATTGCGCCTGAATCTGTGTGAAGTCTATTTCTTTCACTGTCGCCGCCACCCATCCGCATACGGCGGCGTTCATGCGCGTGTCTGTGATCTCTGCCTGTGTGATCTTTACTGTTCCGGCGGCGATATATATATCCGCCAGTTTCAGATCGTAAACCGCCCCTTCCCTTGTCAGCGCAGGGGCGACCGGGGACTTTGCGTTCCCTCCCTTTTCGATCACTAAATGGATCCGGCGTTCCGTATCATTCCGCCGCAGAATCACGCTGTCTATCCTGTCAAGCGTCCCGGACGCTATTTCCAGATCAAGCGTTGTCGGCGTCAAGAAATGCCTGTGTTTCCCGTTTATATAGCCATATCCCGCCGCGACCGTTACGGACATATTATCGTTTGCCGTGACTTGCATTTGACCGTTAAAAATGCCGTTTCGGAAGAACGGTCTAAGCCAGTCCCCCATTGAATCCGCGTCATAGTACCGATCGGAATCCGAATTCCAAAAATAATCATAACTTCTTTCTTTTGCCATTGTTGCCGCTCCTTTCCGCGCTTTTATTCGTCCCACTTTATTTTTTCAGGAAGCGGATCCCCGAATGTAGGGACGACGATCATTCCGCCGTATTCGTACACTTCGGACAATTCCGTGATCCTCTGGTTCATGTAAAGGTTCCATTTTTTCTTTCTGACCGTCACAATATCCCCCAGATCATAATCTTCTTTATAAACAAAATTGATCGCCGCGTCCGTTTCACATTCCAGTGTTTCCGAAACGATCGCTTCGTTCAATGCTTCCCGCGCCCTCTGTAATAACGCCGCCTTATATGCCGCCGCTGTCATTCCGTCCGGGTTTATGTCCTTTGCGTCAACGAAAACCTCCCGCAGATCGTAGCCTTCGCCCCCTCCTAATTCGTAATACGTCCGGGCGTCGCCCTCCCCCTGCCCTCCAACAATGGCGAATGTTTTCAAGTTCTGACTGTTCCGGCGGTAAATCGCGTTATTCAGGTTATTATAATCTTCAGAGAACACGACGCGGTTATTTGTGTGTTGATTGAATGTCCGGTCTTTCCCCTGATATGTTTCAAATATAATCTTGCGCCGCTGAAAATCCGGGCGGAACCGGAACCCGATCGCGCCCGCCCTGGATAATTTGCTTTCATACGTCAATAGATTTTTCATTGTGACCTGAAATTCCACCTTTTCCGAAAACCCGTTCAGGCTCCCCAACTCCACAAGCGGGATCGGGACGACGCCGGAATATAACTGACGCATAGCGGCTTCTGTTTTCCCTGAAAAATTGACCGTCTTTTTTATCAGGCGGCGATCCATGTATGACGACAGAAAACGCCCTTTTGCCGTGATCTCGTTTTTGATATCGCTTTCTTCTTTTTCGATATCCTCAATAATCCCGGCTTCGGCGGATCCTTTTTTTCCGATGATGTTTCCCTCCTGCAACAAATACAGATTTTCGTCCGTAATCGGGGCGTGAAGTTCAAACGTCCCCGGTTCGTAAAATTTCCGCGTCCATATTAGCGACGTCTGGTTTTCGATCTGTCCACGCCTGAATAAATCCCGCCCGTAAATTCTGACTTCCATTCCCTCACGCTCCTATACTCCTAAATACCGGAACCGATACATAATAGTGACGTTCAGGTAATCGACGCCCTGATCCGCGTCATATATGAATGTATTCGATCCGTGTACTAACTGGATGAATTCGCTTTCTTCGTCCAGATATTCGTTTATCTTTTTTGTTTCGCCGTCTTTTATCAGATATACGTTTTTCTCATTCGTCCCCGTCGTGATCCTTACAATATCCCCTGTTTCCATATCGAACGGGAATTCCGGCGTCCCGATCTTGATGTGGATCTCCTGCTGTGCGTGATACAACGCCGGGTTCCTGACCGCTCCTATCGCTTCCATGATGACTTCTATTCCGATGTAGTCCGCCGCTGAATCATTTTCTATATTTTTCACAAGTTCCGCGACGCGGACGCCGAATTCCTCCAGTTCGTCCGTGAATTCGTGTATGAACTCGAAACGCGGTTCCCACCCTGCCATAGTGACCGTTGTGTCCGCCGGATCCTTGAAAAACGGATCCGGGCATATTAGCGAAATGACCGCGTTCCTGCATACGCCTTTTTCGTCTATGTCGATATTCTCGACGATATAATCGATCTGCCGCTGTTCTTCGTTTTCCTCATAGTAGAATGTCCCCGGCGACTTCGGTTTGAATGACTTATAAAGGAAATCCCGGCGGGACTGATAGTCGGAATCAATTTCCGCCGTAATGACAATATTCCTTTGTTTCGTTGTGGATCCCTGATATGTGGAACCGTCCGTCATCGTGTTTTCAGACGTCACGACGTTGTTTGATACGGAATAGATCCCGTCGCATGATATCAGGAAAAATTCGGCGTCATCCTCATAACTGAATTCGATCTGTACGTCATCCTCATTTTTACAGATAATTTTCTTTGACATATCATTGTCCCCCCTGCAGCCGAAGAACCATGTTCCGCGTCTGGTTCCGCGTCTGCCGCGCTACCTCATACGCCGATAACGGCTTCGGACTTTCGATCTTTATATTCTGGATATAATCGCCGCCGCGCTTCCCTGTGTCTTTGTCCTGGACTGCTGCCGTCGCCCGCGCGATAGCGTCGTCGATATACCCTTCCGTCCGTTTATAGAATATGTCAAGCGGCAGGATCGCTTCGTCCCCGGCTTCCCCTCCGCCTTGCAGCTTTCCGCCCAACATTCCGAAAATCGTCGGATTTTTCATAATGCCGCCGATCGCGTTCCATGATATCGACGGAACCGGGACTTTGATCGTCACGCCCGCGATCGTCTTTTCCGTTTCTCCCCATGATACCGACAACCTCGGGATATGGATCGACTTTATCGCATTTACAAACGAATTCATTATCCGGGATCCGGCGTCCGCCAGACTGAACCCGTCGAAAACGCCCTTGATCTTGTCAATTACGTTTGTCTGGAACCATGAACCGATATTCTTAAATATCCCCGTCACGCTGTCATATGCCGCCTGAAACTTCTGTCTGAACCATTCCGCCACGGTTGAAAATACGTTCTTGATATCCGTCCACCGGGCGGAAAACCACTGTCCGATCGACTTAAACGCGTTCGTGACGTTCGTGTATGCGTTTTGGAACATTGTCTGAAACCATGTCGCGACTGCTGCCAGTGCGTTCTTGATATCCGTCCAACGCGCCCCGAACCACTGTCCGATTCCCTTAAATACGTTCGTCACGGCTGTATATGCTTCCGTGAACCTGTCGGAAAACCACTGTCCGACGCCCTGAAAAATTGAAACGATCCCGTTCCAGATATCCGAAAAAATTTTCTTGATATCGACGCCGAACCCCTCGAAATAGCCGACTATAAAATTAACCCATGCTGAAATGATATTTTTTACGAAGTCAATCACGTTTTGAAGGGCGGCTTCTATGTAGCCGAAAAATCCGCCGAAATCGCCGTGTAGTAGCGCGAAAACCGCCGAAATAATATTCGTCACGAACTCGACGACGTTTGTTATCGCCGCAATTATCGGGGCGGCTGCGTTTATGACGCCGTTCACGATCGCCATGATCCGCGTCAGAATAAATTCAAATATCGGCTGCAGGGCGGTCATCAGTTTTTGAAATGCTTCTTTTAATTTTTCCAGAAGCGGCTTTACCTTGACGACCATATCCTGAAACGCTTTTTTTACTTTTTCGACGGCGGCGTTTACCTTTTCCCGGAATTCGTCATTTGTTTTATACAGATAAACGAACCCTGCCGCCAGTGCCGCGATCGCCGCGACCACGATCCCGACCGGGGACGCAAGCGCAGACAACGCGCCGGACAGTCCGCCCATTTTGGAGATCAGACCGCCGACTTTCGTTATCATCCCGCCGATCCCTGACGTCAGTTTCCCGACGCCTGAAATTATTTTCCCGCCGATTAAAAGCGCGGGGGCGACTGCTGCCACAATCGCCGCGATCCTGACGATCATTTGTTTCTGTGAATCGTCCAGATTCTTAAACCATGCCGTAAATGATTTTACTTTTCCGACTGCTGCGTCAATCGCGGGCTGCAACATTTCAAGTATTGTTCCCGCCAGTTCCGCGCCGGACACTTTCAGGTTATTTGTTGCGACCGTCAGTTGATCCCACGGATCCAACGTCGAATTATAGGTATCTTCTACCGTGTACGCGTAATCATTAAGCGACGCCGACAGATCATCGACTGAAAAGCGTCCTTCCCGGATCGCCTGTGTCATTTCCGCCGCGCCTTTTTTTCCGAATAGTTCCGTTGCAATCTGCAAGGCTTCCGTTTCCGACGACGCCCCTTTGATTGCCGTTATCTGTTCGTTTAATGCCTGATCTAATGTTTTCCCTTCTGCTGTCGCGTTCTGCTGTGCCTTTTTTAATGCCGCTAACGCTGTCGCGGAATCGACGCCGGACGCTTCAAACTGCGCTAACAGGTTCACGGATTCTTCCAGACCTAAACCCATTTCTTTCAGCGTTGCGCCGTTCGTTTCAAGTGAACGATACAGATCATCCATTGACAACCCCGTGTCCTGCCCGGCTTTTGTCATTAAACCTAAAACTTTTCCCGTTTCGGAAGTGTCAACGCCGAATTTCGTCATAATTGCGTCCACGGAATCGATCGAATTATTCAGATCGGTTCCGTTTATTTCCGCAAATTCAATAAACTGTTTTGACAGATCGCCCAACGCGTCCCCGGTCAGTCCGAACCGTGTATTGACTTCCCCGATCGCGATCCCCGCCGTTTCCGCGTCTGTCGGTATGTCCTCGAATACACGATCCATTTGTGCCGTCAGTCCGTCCAGTGCTTCCCCCGTCGCCCCGGTCTTTGTTATGATTGTGTCATATCCATTATCAAGATCCTTTGCTGCCGCAATAGAAGCCGCTCCGACGCCCGTTATCGCCGCCGTAACAGGCATTAAAGCCTTTCCCGCCGACTGCATACCGTCCCCGACTTTTGTTATCTTTTCCCCGGCTTTCGTGAATTTGTCCCCGACGTCCTGAACCGCTGCGCCGACCTTTTCGAAGGCGGTTTTCTCTTTTTCAAGTTGTGATTCCAGATTTTTCAGTTCTGTTTCAGTTTTGATAATTTCGGTCTGCAGGGCGCGGTACTGGTTTTCGTCCATTTCTCCGCGCGCAAAAGCCGCAGCCGCCTGTTCCTGTGCCGTTTTCAGCGTCTGCAACTTTTCCTTCGTCGCTTCGATTGATTTTGAAAGAATTTCCTGTTTTTGCGCCAGTAATTCCGTATTTTTGGGATCCAGTTTCAACGCCTGATTGACGGCTTTTAACTGGTTCTGAAGCGTCTTTGACGTGCTGTTTATGCCCCGCAACGCCTTGTCAAGTTTCGTCGTTTCGCCGCCGATCTCGATTGTGATTCCCTTAATATTGCCCGCTCCCATATTATCGCCCCTGTTCTATTTCTTGCCGAATTTCTCCCGCAGACGCGCCCGATCCGGCTTTGTTTGCTTGTAATAATAGGCGTTTTCTAAATATTTCCGCCCTTCCTCCGTCTGGTTCATATTGTGGATAAAGGCGTCCCGGAAATAATACAGATATTCGTCGATATCCATTTCGCCGATCTCCCGGATGTTTAATCCGGTATATTCGACGACCATTCTTTCCCCCGCGCTGTCCGGCGTATAGAATAATTTGTCGTCTCCGCTATGCCCCGGATAGTGCGGGATCTCTAATTTGGGTTATTCTGGATCCCGCCGACGAATTTTTCGTAATATTCCGCGATAAACGCCGTCATTTCCTCTATGTCGTAATCATCCGCGATCTGTTCCGCGCTGACTTTTGTTCCGTTCAAATTATTAGACAGGCAGTCCGCCATAACGCCCGCCATTGTGTCGATCACGTCGCCGACGTCCGCGTTTTCGTCCTGCTGAAGCCTGTTTAATGTCTGTACTTTCCCGAATGTGTTCTTTGTCGGCATTTTTACCTGAAGAACCGTTCCGTCTTTCAGCGTTACATTGAAATATGTCCGCTTGATTTTGTTGAAATTAAAAGATAAATTTGCCATGATCTGATCCTTTCCCTTTCTTTTCCTGAATGAAATAATCCGGCGACGGGCGTTTTTTTAGTCCCGACCGCCGGATCGTCTTTTGTCCTGCTGCCTTTTACACGTTCGCTGTCGCCGCCGCTGTGATAATGACGTCCCCGGTCACGCTTTCGATCGTAACGGTTCCTGCTGTGCTGTCCCACGCCGTCGCCGTGACGTCCTGACCGTTCATTGTGACTGTCGGCGTCTGGATTGTGTGATCCGCTTCCGCCGTCAGTGTCGCCGTCAGTTTTTCTCCCGCTCCGATCGACGTTCCCGTAAATGTGGAAGAAACCTTCGTCAAATTCTGTTCTACCTTGTACGTTTCCGGATCCGGATCGCCGTCCGTCAGTATTTCTTCGACGTAATCAACAAGCGTTCCTTCCTCGTCCAGATTCGGCATTGCTTTGAATTCCGCGTCAACGACCGTTGCGTCCGACGGGGCGAAGGATAACGTGAACCCCGCCTGATTCTGCCCGACAATCATTACCCATATGTCGCCGTCCTCCGGATCGACATGATGAAAACAGATAACGTATTTCGCGCCCTTCCTGTTTCCGACGCCGCCGATCTTTGTCTTGCGATATTTTCCGTCCGATGAAACGGAAACGCGGGCGGTATCACATAATTTTTCGATCGTGTCCCCGATCAATGTCATCAGTCCCGCTTTCAGTGTGACTTCCTCGGACGTGATAACGGTCTTTGATACTTTTCCCATATCGTCCTTCGCTTCCTGAACCTCGTTCGTATATTCAAGCGTCGCGCCGTTTTTGATATAGGAATAACGGTTCCCGTCGTTGCAGAAGTCCTGCGGCTCCGGGATCTCCTGCCCTTTTTTGAATGTCGCCAGATGAATATATCCGGATCCTAAAATAATTCTTTCAGGTGCTTTTTCCATTGCTTTCTTCACTCCTTTTCTAAAATTTTTGAACGACGTTGAAATCATACGCCGTCTGATACATATTTTCCGACTGGATCGGGGCTGTCGTTTTATGGAATTCGATATCAAATAATACTTCGCGTTCGATCCGGCGTTCCAGATCGTGATCCGGCTTCCGGTCAGTGTAAAGTTCAATCGAACCGTTTATCTTTCTGATCCTGTTTTCCGCGTCTGTCCCGGTCTGATCCTCCGAACAAAAATAAATCAGGAACGGCGGATCCGGCGCGGGATTCTTTTTCGTTTCCCGGAACTCATATTCCGCGATCGGAATTCCCAACGCGACCGCCCGTTCGATGATTCTTTCATACTTAACGCCCATTAGATACCCCCGTTCGCGCTCCTGACGGCTTTTTCGACTGCTTCTACCGCCATATCCTCCGCCGTCTGTTCTGCCGGAAGGATATGTTCAAACGCCCGCGTCCGCTTGCCGTTCCTTGTGACGTGTCCCTTTTCCAAAAGGTGCGTCAGTTGATAATGCTTTCTGTTATGGACGGAATATTGTTCGCCCTTCGTTACAGATACGGCTTTCCTTGCCGTCACGCTCCAATCAGGCGTATATTTTCCCGTCCGCTCTTTGTAGGTTCCGCCCTTTTTCAGCGTTTCCGCCGTCGTTTCGGCGACCTCTTTCAGATTTTCGTTTATGTTTTTCGTAATTTCCGCGTTATACGTTTCCAACTGTCCCCGGATTGCTTCGTCCAGTTGTTCCGGCTTTACTTTAACGACCATGATTTCCCACCCGTTCCGCCGCGTACAGTTCGATCTTTCCGTCCGGTCTTGCGCCGTATGTCCGATAGATCGTCAGGCGCTTATTTCCTGCCAGAAGTTCCGGCTGTTCGTCGTATTCCTCCGCCCATATTACAAATTGTTTCTGCGCTTTGTACCCGTTGACGCCCGCCGACTGGAATTCGTCACGCCCGATCGGGTTCATTTCCGCGAATACAGACGTCTTTTCGTCATCCTCCGGCGTTTCCCCCGGATGTATCAATATGATCTGACATTCCGTCATCAGGTGCGCCCCCTTCCTCTGGTTCAGGCTCCGGGACGACAGAAAAATATTTACTGTCGCCCTTTAACTTTGTGATATTCAAGTCATAAATGCCCGATAAAATCGGATAGGCGTTCGTGTCTATGGAATAATTCGCCTTGACATACGACAGGACAGTTTCGACAATCAGCGGATCCGAAGGGTTCGACAACCAACTGTCATCAACCCCGATCCGCTTCATGTCCGCGATCGCCGTATCTGCCACTCGGCGGACGTCGGCGTCCAGATCGTCAGATACGGCTTTCCTGACGCGCAGACGCGCCGCCTGATACAATTCTTCGATCGTCATTTACTCCGCCCGCCTTTCTGCCTTGCCTTTACTTTCCCGCTGCTGCTTTCTTTACGCGGATAAAGCCATTCCACGCCGCCACGGATCCACCCGCGAACATGGACGCCCTGAACGCTGTCTGTCCGTTCTTGAACTTGTAGTCATCGGAACGACGGACGTCGATATCGGAAAAGATCGCCAGTTCGTAGTTCTGTAAATAGCCGTATGCCATTTCATACGCCCCTGCTGCCGTCGCGCTGTCCGATACTGCCGCGCAAGCGGAATTGATGACGAACGGAACGCCGTCGATCGTCCCGGTCTGTCCCCGGTTGATAATTGTATAAACCTTGCGCCCCTGCTTGTCGCGCAGTTTTGCGAACGCTTTCAAGTCCTTTTTGTTCAGGATCAGCGTCGCCACACCCTCGACTTCCTCATCGCCGCCGAACGAATAAATAATTTCGTCCAGTGTGCCGTCATCGATCGCCGTGATTGTGTCAATGTCCGTTGCGGGATCAATGACGCGCTCTGTCGCCTTTGTGGGATTGTAGAAAATCCCCTTCAGTTTCGATGTGGAACCGTCCCCGATCAAAATCTGTCTTGACAGATAACGGCGGATCGCCTTGCTGACGGAACCTTCGATCACGGAATCATAATCGGCGTTAGGAAGTTTCTGCATTTCCTCCGGTTCCTCCGTGTATGCCGTGATTTTCTGCTTTTCAATCGTCACATAACCGAAGGACGGCTCCACGTCGTTATATGCCGCGCTTTCTGCCGTCGCTCCTGCTCCGTCCGCGCCGTAGTCCTTCACGAACCCGCGTTCGTATGTTTCGCCGCCCTGAAGCGGAACTGCCTTGACCATATCGATCAGGGCGGAAACCGGGTTCACGGTCTGGTTTAAGTCCGGCGCGGTATGTACGACCGGGGCAGTCTGTGTTACAGACAGGGACGCTTTGACGTTCGGCGTCGCTATACGGGCGGAAAACCGGACGCCCGCGCCGTCTTTTAACGCCTTTCCGCGCTTGTCGTATGCCTTGACTGTCCCGTCCGCCTTTTCCTCCTTTTCTCCCTGATCCGGCTGCGGTTCGTCCGCACTGTCCGCGAAGCCCTGAAGCTGTTCGCGTTTCTTTGCCTGATCCAGAATGTCCCGGATATCCTGCGCTTCGGTCAACAGTGCGTCCAGAACTTCGCCTTCCGCTGTCTTTGCGGACGCGCCGATCTCTTTCAGACGCGCGTTCAACTGGTCTTTCGTGAGTTTCAAAAGTTCTTCATGTTTCATAGTTTTTTGTCCTCCTTCACAAACTATTGATGATGATCCGCGCGATTTCGTCGCGCTTGTTATTCTGAATCAGTTCCGCCGACCGCGCGTCCTGATTGTCAGACGTTTTGTTCCTTGCGGCTCCTGCCGCCCTCTGGACGACAAGATTCTTCGGCATATTACGCGCCCGCGCAATATATCCGCCCGCCGCCGCCGCTATTTCCGCGACGCTTTCCGTCGTTTCGATGTTGAAATATTCCGCCGCGTCCTGACCGTTCAGCCACGTTTCCGCGTCCATAAGGGCGCGGATCTGATCCTCTGTCACGCCCTCTTTGACGTGTTCCATATACACATTCAGGATCCCGCCCGTTATGACGTCCAGATCGTCCGCCATTTTCCGCAGATCCGCCGCGTTTCCCTCTACCAACACGAACGGATTATGAATCATCAGGAACGCGTTTGACGGTATCTTCGGCGGCGTATTCCCGGCGAAGGCAATCACGGACGCGATCGATCCCGCCAGTCCGTCAACGAATACTTGAACGGTGTTCGTTTCAGCGAAACGCCGGATCATGTTGTAGATCGCTATCCCGGCAAACACGGATCCGCCGCCGGAATTGATGTAAATATTCAGGCTTTTTCCCTGCTGCCCGCTTAAAAAATTCTTGATTGCTTCTGGGTATTGATCTTCTTCCTGCCATGCGCCCCACCAATCAGACACAATATCGCCGTAGAAATACAGATCCGCCGACGTCGGCGTTTCGTTCCTTACCTCGAAACAATTAAACATTTTCACTTTCTGCATTATTAACGCCCCCTTTTTTCTCTGTTTTCAGGAAATAGACTGCGGACTGCCTGACCGTGTTTTCCGGTATTCCCTCCGGCTCCGTCCCGCTGCTGTCCGATCCTCCGTCGTCCTTTCCCACCTGATAAAGCGATTGATCGTCGGTATTGACATAATTCAAACTAATCATCCGCACGTCGCCGCCCTCGATCGGTTCGTAATACATCAGTTCCCGAAGTTCATTTATTGTTATAATCCCCCGGTCATACAGTGCGCCGCCGATCGTCATCCGCGTTTGAAGTGTCGCGTATTGCAGACGGTTCGCCGTGAATATGACCTTGTTTCCGAACCCTCGTTCCCGCTCCGACAATAATTTGAATGTGAATTCAAGTGACAACTGGATCGATATCGGTTCGATGACATTTTCATAAAACGAATTCCATTCCGTTTCGGTAAACGATGACGTCAGGATCTTTTCGTTCATGTTGTAATACCGATATACGTTATCCCTTAAATACTGCGACTGAATCACGGGGATATTCGGCGGCGTCTGCTTTACCTCATGGAATGACATTGAATTATCCAGTCCCGCGATCCCGCCGTCGTTCGACGCTGACATATACGCTTCCTGAAACTCTTTAACTTTCTTTTTCAGTTCCTCGTCGTCAATGAAATTGTTATATTGCAGATATCCTTTCAGGTTTGCGGAATTTCGGACTGCTGCCCGCAACGCTTCCCCTGTCGTGTCTATCAGTTCAAGCGTATTTTTCAACTGCCCGTCCGGGGCGGATCCCATAAACCGCTTCTTGTCGAAACGGCTTTTGATGTGGATCACGTTCTGGTATGGCAGCGTATAATCTTTTTTGTCGTAGTCCCACCGGAACCGGAATAAAAGGACGCCGTTTTCGTCCTCCCATATTCTCACGTTTGACGCCGTGATCGGTACGATCGATTGAACCCGCATAAAATCCGGCGTGTAGAATATGACCGCGTAGGCGTTGGAATGATACACCAGATCCGACGCCATTTTGTAAAGTGCGGAATATGTGTCTGTTTCCGGCGTCCAACGAAGCGACAGGATCCGGGACAGATAATCATTCCTGACGGACAGTCCGGCATCCGTCCGCCTGACGATCTGCGGCTGCAGCTTGCCGACGTTCGACGCGATCACGTTTGCGATCGCCCCGACGATATCGGAATCCGCCAGATTCCCGTTCGCTTGATAATCTCCGCGAATGGCGAAAAACGGCGCGAATTTTGCCATTCGCAAGTTTAATAAATCCCGTATCAGTCCCACGTTTTCCGCCTCCTTCCTCTGTGTCTGTTCGTCCTATCATGCAATATCATACAAAACGAAACCCCGACAGAATGACGAAATTTCTTCGTCCTGCTGCCGGGATCATTTTCCCCTGTTTTCCAGAAGCCGCCCTATTTCGTTGTGGTATTTTGCTTTTACCGTGAACGCGTCAAACAGTGCGACCGCGCCGTCTATGTGTGACCGCCTGTCAATCTTAACAGGCTTCATTCGGGAATCGTTCATGTTGATATCGACAGCGACGTTTAACAAGTGTGACTGCAATAGTCCATTGTCCCCCGTCACGATCCGCCCGTCCTTTAAGTTTCCCTCGAACTCTATCAGGATCGGCGTCAGGTTTGTTCCCTGATACACGTCGTCCATATGGAACCCGGCGTCTTTCATTTCCTGAACCAGATACTGCGCCGAATATCTGTCATAGCCAACTTTCAGCGGCTTTATTTTATAAACCTTTACCAGATTAAAAAACCAGTTGAAAACGTCGTGATAATCGACTGTGTTTTCCCCGCTGATTGTCAAGAATCCCTGTTCGCGGAAAATGTTATATGCGACGCCCTCTTCGTCGATCGCTACCTCGTAACGCTTTTGTGGCATGAAGAACTGTACCAGACAATAATTCACGCCGCCGCGTTCTATGACGACGCCCGCCGCCGTCAAGTCCGTTGTCCGTGATAGATCGATTCCTCCGACGCAGTAACATCCTCGGAAATCGTCAAGTGACAACGAAGCCGGGATTCCCGCTTCGTCTTTCCTTGCCGCCTTTTCGACGTCCTGAAAATCTAACCAAGCGATCGCCGAATTCTGTTTGATGTTACAGAATTTCGTCAGGAATTCCGCCTTTTTTGATAGGCTTGAATGTGCGATTGCGATCTGTTCTTCGTAATACTGCCATAAGACGGACACGTCCAGATTCGGATTCGACTTTTCGATTTCCTCCCGCGTGTCCCATTTCTCCACGTCGTCGATGATGAACAGGAACGGCAATAGACGGCGTTCTTTTTCTTTCCCGATTGACCGACCTTTCAGAAAAGCCGTCGCCCGTCGGATCAGTTCGTCGTATATGCCTTCGTTCTCATATCCCGCCGTCCCGGTTGACATGATAAGCGGCTGCGCCCTGCTACCAGTCGCCGACGATATGACTTCGTACTGTTTTAACCCGGCGTCCCCGCGCCACGCTTCGATCTCGTCATTCAAACAAAAATAGACGTTGAATCCGTCGGACTTTTTGGAATTGAACGCGATTTTTTTCACGGACGTGTTGAAGTCCTGAATGTAAATATCTGTCCGGCGTTTTTTTGTCATTTTGTTTAGTTCGTCGTCAGACTGGACGATCTGATAAAAGGCGTCGAAGCATAATTCCGCCTGATCCAGTTTCGGCGCAAGACAATATAATTTCGCTCCATATTCCCCGTCGATATATGCCATGTATGCCATGATTGCCGCCGCGAACAGTGTCTTTCCATTTTTCCGGGCGACAATCAGAAGGACTTCCCGGAACATACGGCAGTCCGGGCGATCTGGATCCATGATCCCGAATATTGCGGAAGCGACGGCTTTTTGCCATAGTTCCAGTTTTAACAGATCGGCGCGTCCCTCTGAATGATGACAAAAATTTTCAATGAACCGGATCGCCTTTTCTGCCTTTTTCTTGCTGAAAATGTATTCCCCGGAATTGATCCCTTCCGTCAGGATCCGGAAAATGTCGTGTATATATTGCCCTGCTGCCCGGACGCCCTCGACCTTTTCCCCGCGCTTTATCCGCCGGATCGCGTCGTAATACTGGAATATATAATTGTCTGACAGCGGCGGGCGGTTCTGCCCTGCTGCCCCGTCCTGCTTTTTCCTCATGCTTTAATCATCCCCGCGAAGTTGCATTATCCGCGAAACCTCTTTTTTCTGTTTTGGCTGTAACATATCGATCAATGTTTTCATGTTTGACGTGTAGGCGCGGGCGTATTTCTCATACGTCTGGACTGCCGGATTCTCTTTGACAAACTTCTGTGACGCGTTTTTCGTCGTCGTCTGCAGTCCGTGAAGAATCATGTCCGCTTTTGCCGCTTTCATAGCGACCTTCTGGAACGCGACTTCCTCGATGATACGTTCTATCAGTTTCATTTTGTCCGGATCGTCGTCTTTGACAGAACGGAACATCCGCCGGATCGCGTTAAACTCTTTCTTGATGTTCGCTTCGGTCAATATTTCCGTATTGTCCGAAATAGTGGTCTTTTTTTCCGCCATTTATTGAAGTTCCTCCTAACCCCCCTATATGTGCGCGCATTGCAGCGTTTTTTGGTAGTCCCTCCCTCGGTTCCAAAAGCCGCTCCCATATAGCGCATACCGGGGGGCGGTCTGCGCCGCGCTGCTTATATGCTTATAGCGGGACAGGCTGACCGCGTTCATCGAAGCGATATCTTTTTCCTTTTCCCACTTTGTGTTCCTTGTTGTGGTGTTCCTCACATACCCCTTCCAGATTGTCGAATGAAAGACTGACCGCCGGATCGTTTATATTCCCCGGCGTTAAGTATATTTTGTGATGAACTATCTTGATCGGCTTCATGTCTGCCAGTGTCCGCTTCCCCTGTTCGACCTCGCGGCGACACCGTTCACAATATCCGCCCGCGTGTACGATATACGCCGCCCGCGTGTTCTTCCACGCTGACGACTGATAAAACCATTCCGCCCAATCTTTCGCCATTCTATCCGCCACCTTTCGACTGCTGCCGCCTTGCGTCTATCAATCCCATATAATCCGCTATCAGGAAACAGAATTGTTTCCGGTACTGGTAGAACTGCCCGCGATAACAATATGTTTCCCCCATATGTTCCCATGGCGTCCCGTATGCGATCGACTGATATATCTTTTCAACGATGACGTCACGGACGTCCGGATCAATGTTCCCAACGTCCATATCGTCCTTCGCTTTCCTGATTGCTTCCGCCGCACGTTTTGAAAAGGGCGACGTTTTCCCCGCGCGGGAATCCATTCTGACCGCCGCGTGAACGATCTGTCTTTCGTTGTAATCCAGAAAATAACGCTTCACGATTCCGCCGCCCCCTCTCTGTTTAGAATGTTTCTTCGTTGCTGTCCCTGAACGTCGAACGGATCCGGATCATCCCGTCGGAATCCGTGTCTATCTTGTGTGTACGCTTGCCGATCTTGACTGTGACATAATCGATCGCGCCCTCGAATGTCGCGCGGATAGCGCACAACACGACTTGAAGCTGTCCGCTTTCTTTGCTGAATGTATTCTGCGCCCATAGTCCTGCCGCTTCCATTCGCATTTTCTTTTCACGCGCCCGGATCGCTTCGTCGCAGTCACATTCATTTGTCGCCAGTTCGTTCAGATCCTCCGGCGCACTCCCCTGCGGCGCGTCGATGATCCGCGCCTGATTGCAATACCGACAGAACCCCGTCGCCTTTTCCATGATACGGACTGCGGGCGCGTTCCTTAACCCGACAACCTCCCCGCCTATGCTCTCCATGATATCCGGTTCCGGCTCCTGAATCTGTTCCCCCTCTGCCGATCCCCTTACTTCCAGAACGTCCCTGATCGTCAGGATGAAACAATCGACGCCGGACTGCTGCCCGATCCTGATTGTGACCTTTACGCGAACCGCCGCCGCGCCGCCCGCCGTGAATGTGACTTCCCGTTCCGTGTCCGTCGTCCCCGGTCTGCCCTCTGTCAAATTGTGCATGATCTCTTTTCTGTCTGAATCTGCCGCCCCTAATAGATTGCCGATCCGTTTCGTCCAGAAGTCCGTGATCGGAAGCGTCCGCTCCCTGATACTCCGATCGGCGATCCCTTTGATCTCCGTCTTGTTTGTTGTGATTGTCAGCATTGTTTGATCCTCCTTTTTCTTTCCCTGAATTTGCTTTATATCCTCGGCGGCTCCCTCAATCCCGAACCATTCGGGCGTATATGTAAAAACCGCCGTTGATATCGTTTACCCTGACTTCCGCGTCTATGAACTTATAACCGGGATATGATTTCTTGATCCTGCTTTCCAAAAACGCCCGGTCTTTCGCCATGCGCTCCGCTGTTCTTTTCCCGAACCGACAGACTGATTTCGTCACAATCGGCTTTTTCAGATTCTTTGACGCCCTCCATCGTTTCCGCCCTTTGGGATCCTTGCTGATATAATTCACGATCCCGGCGATATGTGTATCAGGATCCGGATCGATCCGGCGCGTCTGGTTCCTTTTCCCCTGCCCCCATACTTTTTCTAATTCGTCCCGGTTCACATCCCCCTGCATGATGACATGATGATGACAACGCGTCTTTTTCCCTTCCTCCTCCTGATACTCCGTCACGCATATATATTTCACATTATCCAGTCCCGCCTTTTTCCGACGCCTGTTTATTCTCCTGATAAAATTCCCGAATATCCGATCCGCTTCATCCTGATCCGCCGGAAGGTGTGCTTCGTCATATGTGAACGTACACCATAGATCCCCTTCCCCGAAATTCGCACTGACTAAATTATTCAGATACCGCTTCGCCCGTTTGCTGTTCAGGTTTTTCTGTGCCGGGCGGCTTTCTTTCCCTCTCTTTGTCCGGGGCGCGTCTTTCCTGCTGCCGAATACCGGGTATATATCCGCTTCCAGTTGATCCCCTGCCTTTGTTGTCTTTGTCTGATATGCGATCCCCGTCCTGTTCTCTTTCAGGTAACGATCGATCTGATCCTGCTCCATATCCTCCAATGATTTTTTATATGATTCCTCAAAATCATAATCATCAATATATTTTTTTGATCCCATATTCCGCCCCCTGATACATTCAATATAAAAATGGTTGATATCTTAATACCCATTACAAGGACGGGAAGTCGCCCTGTCCCTCTGCCATTTTATTGAACGTCTGTTCCGTTTGTTGTGGCGTTATCTATATATGAAGAAAAGGCTTCCGCCCGTTCCAAAATTTCGACCGTGTATTCCGTTTCATAGATTCCTGAATCCCTCATGTTCCGCGCCCCTTTTTCGCCCGCGTTGTATGCCATAAGAACGAACGTCACGTCGCCTTCATACTTTGAAAACAGTTCTTTCAGAATGTGAACGCCCGCGCCGACGTTCTGTTCCAGATCGTACAGATCCGAAAAACCTAAATCAGACATACTTTCCGCGTTACAGTCGTTTATCTGCATATAGCCGGAATCCCCGGTCTGTGAACGCGCCGTCCTGTCAAAATCTGATTCATGTTCTATAATTGCCATGACAAGCGTGAACGCGACGCCGTTTTTCTGACATATACCGAAAACAATTTCCTGATCCGCGTCTGTCATCGGAACAGGCAGCGGGACAAACTCGACGTCCCGATATGTGCGCGGCGTTTCCGTTTCCGCTTCCTTTTTTGTTTCAATATGTATTTCCGTGGCGATCGACTCCGGCGTTTCGTCCGTTTCCGGGGCGATTGCCGACCATGAAATAAACACAATCGTCACGACGCCCGCGACTGCAATTCCCGACAGAATCCCGCGCCGGATTCTCTTTATTTTCCTGATTCTTTTCCTTCTGTCCCTGATTCTATGTTTTGACATATTCCCCGCCCTTTGCTATAATGAGTATGGTTTGATTCTTTGGATCCCGGCGTTATGGCTCCCCGCCTTTCGCCGGGATCCTTTTATTCCTTTTTGAAATTGAACCCCGCCGGAACTACGGTAAAATGTCCTGCGATCGGATTCACGGCTTTGTCGTCTATGTAAAAATCCGCGTTTATTTTCCGCGTGTCGCCGCCGTACAGTTCGATCAATTCCGGTAAATTTTCGTTTACGAATTCAAATTCCAGTCCATGATCCCGGCAATACTCCACCGCGACCGCCAGATCGTCCCCTGTCCTGCAAGTGTTCAGGATCAGACGCGCCCCGCGTTGCTGTTCTTCTTTCAGGAACCGGAACAGATTTTCGTTCGGTTCCCCGACGCCGGGAAACCTCCCGAATGATAATGTCCCGTCAAAATCAACCGCATATATTACATTCCCTTTCAGATCCATTTCCCGCCCCTTTCTGCTTCCTGATAACGCCCGTCATAATATGTAATTTCAGCGGCGGAAGGTTCCTGATTGCGTCCCGCAGATCCTGATCTGTCCTGATCCCTATTTCCAGAAGTTCCGCCCTTAAATTTTCAACCTGTTTTTCCATGTCCGCGCCCTCTTAATATCCGCCGTCTATTCTTTTCAGTGGTTCCGACTGGATAATCCCGTGTCTTGTGATTGCTGCCAGTCTGACCGACATTCCGGCGATCTGGATCCCCGCTCTGTATATTTCAGTCAAACAGGCGTGTATCGTTTCCGGATCCTGATCGGAACCGTCGCCATATATCCAGACGTCCTGCATTTTTATGAATATCCTTTTTAATTCGTCCAGAATCCCGTCCGCCGTTTCTGATATCATTTCCGCCGCTGCGTTCTCCTGAACCCGTATAATATCCGCGTTTACGTCTGACAGTTCCATATCCAATAATTTATAAATCCCTGCCATTGTTGCGGCTGTCGGTTCCTGTTTCATCGTTCCGCCTTTCCCGTTACTGAATATAAATGTCATAGTATAGGAAAACCGTCATGTCCTTAAATTCATACATCCGCGTGATCTCCGGCTCATACGGTGGAAGTAACCCGCGTTCCTTGAACTTTTTATGACGGATTTCTGTATGTGCGACCATGCGGACGACTTCGGGATCCTGCGCCAGAAATTCCGTCGCGCCGTCCTCATACTGAACAGATCTCATATACCCGCAATATAGGATCTGGACGCCCGGATCAAATTGTGGTTCCCGGTTCCCGTGTCCCCCTTTGATGATCCGGATCCTGTCCATCGGTGCTATGACCTTTAACTGTTCCGATAATTTCATTGTGGCTTGATCCTTTCTTTTTTCGCTTACCGCGCCGGATCCTGATAAATATAAATGTGCATTATGTAACGCCCCTGCGCTGCGCCTGTTTCCCGCTCTACCTCCGGCGATATGTGTTTGATTGTCGCGCCTTTCCCGGCATACTCCCGAAACGCCTTGACCGCCGTTCCCTTGAACGCCGTTATCTCGTCAGGATTTACGAAATTTCCCGTCGGCGTCAGTGTTTCGTCCATGATCCGGACGATCTGTCCCGGCGATATGACCGTCAGTAATGATTCCAGTTTTACGACCTGTTTTTCCATGTCCTCATTCTCCCTTCTGTTCCATAAAATCAAATATTGATATCTGCGCCGTTTCCCGTTCATACCGGGCGGCGGCTTCTTTGTAATATTCCCGGTGTAGTTCAAAACCCACGAACTGCAGTCCTGCCCTGTGCGCTGCTATCAGTGACGACGCGGATCCGACGTGTGTATCTATAATCTTTTGCCCGCGCTGCGTATAATTTGCAAATATCCATTCGTAAAGGGCGACAGGCTTTTGTGTCGGATGTATGCGGATTTCCTTTTCCTTCATGTTTCCCTGCCGCATACCCGCCCATGTGAACCGGAATATCCGAACGGCGGATTGAAACGACGTGAAGGCAAGTTCCCCGTCCGCGAAATCGTTCTGTCCGTTCTGTTTGTCCCATACGATCCAACACGGGGACGACACGCCGCCGAACCCCGCGACGATATTATCCATAAAGTGATTCGCGCCGAATATAATCTGATTCTTTGATATCCGTTTCAGTTGCGCGAAATATTCAGGATCCGGGGCGGCTGTGTCGCTGCCCGCGTATTCTTTGTATGATTTTGATTCCGCCAGTTTCGACCGGGACGCGTTGTCTTTGCTGAAAACCTTTATCCCATACGGCGGATCCACGACCGCCAGATCGAAATAATCGTCCGGGAACTCCGGCAGAGCGACGTTGCAGTCCATATTGTAAAATCCGAAGTCTAACATAGTCCCCCACCATGCGCCGCCGCTGCCGGGCGGCGCGATTCCTGATTATTTGATAACGAATAGCGGGGCGACGCCGCCGTCGGCGGACGCGCCGTTGAAGGTGGCTGTCGCCGGTGCTGCTGAAAAGG